CTCCGCACCCTCTATATACGCAAATCGCACAATCAGGGCCACTCCCCTGCGAATATCGCACGGATTGGGTGGGTATTCTGCGAACTCCGCGAGGTCTAGGTGATCACTGGCAGCCGTTCCACCGTCGACACGAACCGCTGGACGTGGTCGAAGACCCGCCGGCTCGTGCTCGCCCGCGACTCCCACCGTTGCCAGCTCGGCATCCCCGGAGTCTGCACCACCGTGGCGACGGAGGTTGACCACATCCGGCCCAGGGCGATCGGTGGCGATGACGCGCTCGACAACCTCCGATCGGTCTGCCGCAAGTGCCACATCTCGCGGGGCATGGACGAGTCCGGCCGAGCGCCGTCCCGCTACTCCTACGGGACCAGCAAGGTCGTCACGAGGCGCTATTGATGGCGATGCCGAAGGAACGGCCGACCACGATCCTGCGGGGCCATGACCGGCCCCGGATCGCGCCGCCCCTGCCCGCCCGTTCCGAGGCCAAGGCGTTCGCGATCGTCGCGAAGGAGATGGGCATCGACCTGATGCCGTGGCAGGGGTTCGCCTCCCGCTACATCACGGGCAAAGGACCGGAGGGCCGACACCTGTTCCGCGAGGTCGCGCTCCTGGTCGCCCGCCAGCAGGGCAAGACCACGCTGATGAAGCCGCACATCGTCCGCGAACTCCGGGCTGGTCGGAAGATCATGCACATCGCCCAGAACCGCGAACTGCCCCGGCAGATGTTCGGGATCATCGCCGACGCCATCGCGGCCACGGACAAGGATCTCCTGCCGAAGCGCCGGGGCCGGATCATCTGGCCGCGCTACGGGTCCGGCCAGGAAGAGATCGTCCTCAACAATGGGGCGTGCTACCGGATCGCAGCGGCCAACCGGGGCGGCGCCCGCGGCCATGCGAACGACGTGGTGATCATCGACGAGCTGCGCGAGATGGAGACCTTCGACGTCTTGGCGGCGGCCGAGCCGACGCTCACCATGTCGGACGACCCGCAGATCATCTACCTGTCCAACGCCGGCAACGACGCCTCCGTCGTCCTCAACTCGGTGCGCGAACGGGCCGGAACCGACGAGGCGCTCGCCTTCCTCGAATGGTCGGCCTCACCGGATCGCCAGGCGGACGACCGCGCTGGCTGGGCCGAGGCAAACCCGGCGCTGGGGTACTACCCCTCGGTCCTGCGGACGCTGGAGAGCGACTACCGCAAGGCGCAACTGACTGGCAACCTCGCCATCTTCGAGACCGAGCATCTCTGCCGCTGGGTCGCCACGATGCGCGAGCGACTCGTGGACGAGTTCGCATGGAAGCTCTGCCGCGCCGACGAGCCACTCACCGAACCGCGGCGGCCCTTCATGGCCGTGAGCATGGCGCCCTCCGGTACCAGGGCGTCCGCCGCGATCGCGTGGCAGCAGCCGGATCACAGCATGGGGCTGCGGCTCCTATTCGACGTCACGGGCGACCCCATCAACGTGGACGCCCTGGGCGCGGACCTCAGGCGGGCCGCGTCCCGGCTGGGCGTGCCGATGGTCGGCTTCGACCCGCTGACGGATGCGGGGCTGGCGAAGTTCTTCCGCAAGTCCGTGGCGATCAGCGGGTCGAAGTACGCGAACGCCACGGACACCTTCGCCACGATGGTCAAGGCGCGCCAACTCCACTGGGACGACGCCGCGCAGATCGCCGACGACCTCGTCTGGACGGCCAAGAAGCCGCACGAGGAGTCCGGTTCCTACCAGGCGGTACGCGCCAACGACGACCGCCCCATCACCGCAGCTCTTGCCGCCATTCGGGCCGTCTGGCTCGCGTCCGGCCCCCAACCATCCATACCGAGGGTGCTGTGACATGGGCATGATCGACGCGCTGAAACAGTTCCTGACCCTCGAGCCGATGCAGACCCGGTCCGTGGATCCGTACACGGCCGCCCCGGATCTCACCACGCAGATCTCGAACCTGCGCCTCAACCAGGCACTCGCCCGCCCGTGGCGGATGCCGTCGATCAGCGAGGTGCTCGGAGTCCCCGCGATCTTCCGCGCCGTGTCGCTCATCTCGAACACGACCGGCTCGCTCTCCATCCAGGGTTTCCGCGACGAGATGCCGATGGACGAGGCGCCCCGGATCATCACCCGGCCCGATCCGTTCCGCACGCCGCAGGAGTGCTACCGAGACATGACGTGGGCGATGGCGACGCGGGGCGAGACGGTGCTGTGGATCGCAGCCCGCGACTCGAATGACGTGCCGCTCTCACTCGTCGTCGTGCCGCTCCACGAACTCACCGTCGAAGAGAACACGCGCAACCGCCTCTTCCCGATCTACACCTGGGGCCGGGAGAAGTCCACCCGCTACTCGGCGGCCAACCCGACTGGCGACTTCGTCCACATCACCTTCGCCAAGCTCAGCCCGCTCGACCTCCGAGGCGTGGGCCCGCTCCAGCTCTGCGGGGCCGCCTCGAGCGTGTCGGTCGAGGCGCAGGAGTTCGCCGCCAACTTCTTCGCCAGCGGCGGCTACCCGTCGATCGAACTGCACTCCGAGGTCGACGTCGACGAGGTCGAGGCCGCGAACCTCAAGCGCCAGTGGATCGAGACGCCGCCCAACATGCCGAAAGTGACGAACCCGGAGCTCACGACGAAGGAGTTTGGGGTCAACGTCCAGGGCGCGCAGATGATGGAGTCCCGCGAGTACCAGAACGGCGACGCGGCCCGCATGTTCGGCATCCCCGGCTCGCTGCTCGACTACTCGGCGCCCGGCTCGTCGCTCACCTACCAGAACCTTGAAGGCGAGTTCGGCAAGTTCGTGCGCGGCTGCCTCGCCCCCAACTACCTCGCCCCCATCGAGCAGGCCCTCTCGGACCTCCTGCCGCGTGCCATCGTCGCCCGCTTCTACGTCGACGGCCTCCTCCGCGCCGACATCAAGACGCGGTACGAGGTCTACGCCTCGGGCATCACGTCGGGCGTCCTTACGGTCGACGAGGCCCGGACGAAGGAAGGCATGGCACCCGGCAACGTCGAGCTAGCGCCAGTCGCCCCGTCGATGCCGGCGGCCACACCCGCGAGCATCCCGCTCGCCCGGACGGCGGTTGAGGTCCGCTGCGACGGCCGGATGGTCAAGCGCCGGGCCGGCATCCCCGCGGTCGAGCCCTGCCATCGGCTCCTGACCCGCGGCGAGCCGTTCGCCGGGAAGTGCCCGCGCTGCGGGAAGGTGTACGAGCTGGCGCCCGTCGAGCCTCCCGCGCCGGTCGTCTTCCGCGATGCGCCGCCCATCGTCGCCGTCGCTACTCGCGCCGAGATCGCTCTTCCCGTCCCCGAGGAGCGCCCCGAGAGCGAGATGGAGTCCGCGATCCGCGGCCTCACCGCGGCGGTGGCGGCGATGAACGCCCGTCCGGGACCCGCACCACAGCCGCCCGCCATCGTAAACGTGACGATCCCCGAACAGGCGCCTCCCGTTGTGACCATCGGGGAGGGGGCCATCCAAGTCCACATCGCGGCGCCAGCCCCCCCGCCAGACCAGCAGCGCATGGAATACGACGAGGCCGGTCGTCTCGTTGGACTCGTGAACCTCCACGTCGTGCCGGAGGAGGAGTCGGCGTGAACCCCGATCAGATCGCCGCGCTGAACATCGCGCAGCAGTCACGGGCGAACCCGTCATCCGCCGTCGTCATCGAGGGTCCGCAGGGTCCGGAAGGGCCACGGGGCGAACGGGGGTTGCCTGGTCCACAAGGCGATACGGGACCGCAGGGCGACGCGGGTCGCGACGGCACGAACGGAACCGATGGTAGGGACGCCCCCCTCAAGGTGCGTTCGGAGCTCCGGCGAGACGCGCAGCAACACATCGTCGAGATCACCGACTACTACGAGGACGGATCGGAACGCGTCCACTTGGTCAAGCGCGAGCGCGGACGCGTGAGCGAGATTGTCGCCGCCACTACGAAGGAGAGATAACCGATGGCAGCCGATCCCTGGACCCTGACCAACGGGGCCGCCAAGCTCATTGCTGACGGCACCATCCCCATCGACTCGGGCTCGTTCAAGGTGGCCCTGTTCACCGTCTGGAACCAGATCACTGCCGCGTCGGTGAACTACGCGGCGACCAACGAGGTCGGCACGACGAACACCGGCTACGCGACCGGGGGCGCGGCCGTGGACCTCGCTAGCGCGACGGTCACCACCAACGATGTCGCCATCACGCAGGCGGCCGTGACGGAGTGGACGGCCGGCACGGCCAACCTCGTGGCGAAGCAGGCGGTCATCTACCTCACCACAGGCGCGACCCCGATCCTGTGCTTCGCGGCGCTCGACACGGGCCACGGCGACGTGACCGCGACCAACGGCAACAAGCTCCAGATCGGCGGCACCGGGGCCGCAGTCATCAACGTCACCGTCACCTAGTCACGTGGCCGTGTGGTGCCGGCAGACCGTGGAGGGCGAGCCGGAACAGCGCTACATCATCGCGCCGCACTCCGCGGAACAGACCGACGCCGACCTCCTCGCCGCCAAGGCGAAGGGCGCCCACGACAAGGGGTGGACGGTCACCTGGACTGGTGAGCGCTCGTTCACCGCCACGAAGGATCGCTGGGGCGGGGTGTCCTGCCTCCGCGAGTTCTGGGCTGACTGATGGCAGTCGCCCACGACGTCTCCACCGAGAGCCACGGCAGTACCACCGGGCACAGCGGCTCCGCGTCGTTCACCTGGGACCATACGGGTGGCGGGTCGGCCCGCGGCGCGCTCGTGTTCGTCTGCGGCGTCGTCACCAACGCCACCCCGCCCGTCACGTCGGTGACCTACGGCGGCACGACGATGACCGCCATCCCGTACATCGGCAAGGACACCGACACCGAGCCGGGCCAGGTCACGGCCTACTACCTCGACGTCTGCGGGACAGGCACCAAGGCCGTTGTCGTCAACCGCTCCGATGCGACGCCGTGGGCGCACATCCTGTACGCGACGTGCTCGACGGTCACGGCGGCTTCGGCGACCGAGGTCTATCTGCCGGGCGTCAAGACCTACGGCGGTTCGTCGTCAAACACCGCCGCCAGCACCAGCGGCACCACCACCGCCACCACCACCGTCGTCTCGATCACCGACGGCAGCCCCGGCACCAACTCCCTGCGCTTCGCCTGCCGCTACACAGGTGCCGCCTCCCCGGGTACCGCGGCCACGGGCTCGACCGTTCCGGTCAGCATCGACTTCACGGCCTACGGCATCGCGCTCGCCTACCAGAACACGCCATCGGAGGGCGCGGCCGACGTCGGGTTCACCAGCGCGGCCGATGACACGGCGATCGTCGCCCTGGCCGTCCGCGAGATCCCACCGATCCTCGTCCAGCCCGCTGCCGCGGCCGTCACGATCGGCACGGCCACGCCGGCAGTAGTCGCCCAGAACTACATCCTCGTCCAGCCCGCCGCCGCGACCGTCTCCGTCGCCACCGCCACCCCGGCGGTAGGCACCCCGGTCACGATCGCCCCGGCCGCAGCCGCGGTCACCATCGGCACGGCGACACCTACCGTCGTGGCTCAGAACTGGCCGAAGGCACAACCGGCAGCGGCGGCCATCGGCGTGGCCGGAGCAACCCCGACAGTCGTTGGGCAGAACTGGCCGAAGGCCGAGCCCGCCGCTGCCGCGATCACCATTGGCGCCGCTACCCCGGCGGTCTTCGTCCAGACCACCGTCGCCGTCGGACCGGGGGCGGCTGCCGTCGCTATCGCGGGTGCCACTCCTGCGGTAGTGGGGCAGAACTACCAACTCTTCCAGCCCGCAGCGGCAGACCTAACGATCGGGACGGCTACCCCGGCGGTCGCGACTCCGGTCCTGATCCTGCCGGCAGCGATCGCAGTCACGATCGCGGGCAACACGCCCGCTATCCTGCTGCCGCAATCTGCCGCTCCCGCTGCGGCTGCCGTAAGCATCACAGGCGCCACTCCGGCCGTTGCAACGCACGTCCTGATCCTGCCCGCGGCGGCGGAGATCAGCATTGCGACGGACACGCCGACTATCGTCGCGCAGGACTACCGGCTGATCGAGCCTGCAGCTGTCGCGCTCGCCATCGCCGGCGCCACTCCGGCCGTCTCCGCGGGCGCGGACGTCGAGATCCTGCCAACGGCAGCGAGCATCGCGCTGACGACGCTTGCCCCAGCGGTGGTCGTCACGGACAACATCCGGGTCCGGCCCGATCCCGCGGTCCTGGTCATGGCGATGGTGACGCCGGCCGTCGCAATCACCGGTAATCGGCTGGTGCTCCCAGGTCCGGCGGCGATGCTGATCTGGGGTGCCCGCCCCAGCGTCGTGACGACCGGGAAGAAGAAAGAGAAGATCCGGTACGTCCCCGAGTACGCGGACCTGTGGACCGAGGCCGACGACGAGGAAGTCGTCCTGGCCCACTATGCCTAGGATCGACGCGATCGCGACCGAGGGACACTTCGTCGATCACATCACGCCCGTCTGGCTCGCCATCCCCGAGGAGCATCGCGGCACGTTCTACATTCGCTCGCACATCGGCGAGCGTGCCATCCCCGGCGCCGTCCGTGGCGATCCCCCGAAGTCGGGGCGCCCGACCCTCGTCGCATCCGCTGGCGATCTCAAGCGCTCGTACAATCTCGGGCGCCCGACGGCGATCATGGAGCACGGCTGCGGCCAGTCCTTCGGCGGCGGTCCGAAGCCCAAGAACCACTCGAGCTACGCGGGCGGTCTCGGCCGCCCCGCCCAACTCTTCCTTCACCCCGGCCCGCATCCGGCCGCGCGCGACCACGCCCAGTATCCCGATGCCCGGATCGAGGTCGTCGGCTGCCCGAAGCTCGACAGCCTCCCGCGCAAGCCGGAGCGCGACGCGAAGCCGGTCGTCGCCATCGCGTTCCACTGGGACTGCAAGATCTGCATGGAGACCCGTTGGGCGCTCGTCGATCCCGGCTTCCAGCGAGCCGTCCCAGCGCTCGCGGCGATGCAGGACTGGACGGTCATCGGACACGGGCACCCGCGGGCGCGCGAGAGGTTCGCCCGATGGTTCGCGCGGCAAGGCGTGGAGTTCGTGGCGACGTTCGAGGAGGTCTGCCGTCGCGCCGACGTGTATGTCAACGACGCCAGTTCGACCCTGTTCGAGTTCGCCTCCACCGGCCGTCCCGTCGTCGCGATGAACGCGTCCTGCTACCGGAAGAGCATCAACCATGGTCTGCGCTTCTGGGAAGCTGCCACCGTCGGCGTCCAGGTCGGTCCTAACGACGACATGATCGCCGCGGTGCGGAAGGCTCTGGCCGACAGTTCCGCCCAGCAGAAGGCCCGCGAGAAGGCGCTCGACCTCGTCTACGCCTACCGCGACGGGGCAGCCGAGCGGGCGGCTGCCGTGCTCATGGATTGGGGAGTCTGATGCGCTACTGCACCCGCTGCGTGATGCCGGACACCAAGCCGGACTTGATGTTCGACGCCGACGGAGTGTGCAGCGCGTGTCGCAACTTCAGTTCACGCGAGAACGTCGGCTGGGATCATCGCCGCGCGCAGCTCATCGACCTCCTGGCGCGCCATCGCAACCCGACCGGTTACGACTGTATCGTGCCCGTGAGCGGCGGCAAGGACAGCACGTACCAGGTGCTGCGGATGCTCGAGCTCGGCGCGAACCCACTGTGCGTCACGGCCACGACAGACAAGCCGACCGCGATCGGCCTCCGCAACATCGAGAACATCAAGTCGCTCGGCGTGGACTACATCGAGGTGACGGTCAACCCGGTCGTCCGGCGCGGCACCAACCGGCTGGCCCTCGAGCGCGTGGGCGATATCTCGTGGCCCGAGCACGTGACCATCTTCACGATCCCGGTCCGGCTCGCGGTGGCGCTCGGCATCCGCCTGATCGTGTGGGGCGAGAACCCGCAGGACGAGTACGGCGGCGACTACCGCGGCCACACGCTCGACCGGGCATGGCTGGAGCGGTTCGGCGGGCTGTTGGGGCTGTCCGTGGCGGACCTCGGGCTGGACCCGCGCCAGATCGTCCAGTACCAGTACCCGAGCGACGAGGAGCTGGTGGCTGCCGGCGTGACCGGCATCTTCCTCGGCTACTTCCTGCCGTGGGACGGCTATGGCAACGCGCTCTATTCCCAGGCTCACGGCTTCGAGACGTACAGCCGCCCGGTGGAGGGGTCGCTCGTCAACTACGAGAACCTGGACAACGGGCAGACGGGCATCCACGACTACTTCAAGTGGCTCAAGTACGGCTTCGGGCGGGCGACCGACCTGGCCTGCTCGCACATTCGCCGGGGACGCCTGCGCCGTGACGAGGCGATCGGGCTGGTGCGTCGGCATGATGGCCGGTTCCCCTCGACTTATGTCGGCGTGCCGCTCGCGGACGTCCTAGAGGACATGGACATGGGCCTCGACGAGTTCGTGGCGATCTGCGACCGCTGGACGAACCGCGACCTCTTTGTCACCGACGCGGACGGCGCCCTCGTCAAGGATCGCCACGGCAACCTGACGAAGGTTGCCTATCCGTGAGGCACTACGTCCTTACCAGGTCCGCATACAGCCCGACCATGCGCCTCCGCGACAATCAGCGCCGTCTCGAGCTGCTGCGCGGCATCACCGCCGCGTCCCTTCGCGCCCAGAACACGCGCGCGCTCACGTGGCTCGTGATGGTGGATCCAGCCGACCCGCTACTCGCCGAGCGCCGCGCGGTCATCGAGTCTGCCGGGCTGCCGTGCATCATCGAAACGGCCGGGAAGATGGAGCGCGTCGGCATCCACGACCGGCCCTACGGCCCCTGGGCCGAGCACATCACGTGGGATGGCGTGACGCTGACGACGCGGCTCGACGACGACGACGCGCTCGCGCCCTACGCCCTCTCCCGCGTGCAGCGCGCCGCGGCTGCGGTCCCGTCGGAGTCGGTCGTGTGGACCCTCCCGAACGGCTACCGCATCGTCGGAAGGCGCGCCTACCAGATCCGCTGGCCGCTCGCGCAGTTCGGTACGCTCCAGGCTCCGAGCGGCCGGCGGGCCACCATCTTCGACGTGTCGCACCAGCTGGCGGGCGACCTCGCCCCGCTCCGAGCGGCCACGAATGACCCGGCATGGCTGTGGGTACGCCATCGCCACACCCGAAGCCGTCCGGACGTCGGCCGCCAGACGAAGCTCAACGGGCGTGCCGAGGATCGCCCGGTCATGATCACCGACCAGATCCGCTCGGTATTCCCGGTCGACTGGAAGATGATCGAGCGTGCTCTGTGAAGATCCTGCGCGACGCGCATCTCGGCGAGACTGCCAGCATCGTCGGCATGGGTCCGTCGCTCCGCTCGCTCCGGGCGCGGGACGTTCCACCCGGCCCGGTCATCGCCCTCAACCATGCGATCCTGCACATTCGCCCACTCCGGCTGCCCAATCCGATCTACGTCATGCAGAAGGACGGGTGCATCCCGCACGGGGAGATCGGAGCCCGGCCGATCGCCATCCCGACACGGAACTGCATCTGTCCCTCGCCCCGAGTGGTCAAGCCGCTTCCGCCCGAGATCCTGCTCCTGTCGGCAGCCGAGTCATCGCATTGCTTCCGGCGGTACGAGTTCCGCCACGTCTTCGACGTCCAAGCCGACTTCGGCCTCCCGTGGAACACGATGAGCACGCCGGTGGCCGCCAGCATCGCTCGGTGGATGGGCTGCACCAGCCTCCGCATGATCGCCCACGACGCCTACACGCGGGGGCTCTTCGGCCGCGCGGGAACCTCCGGCGTGAAGCCCGGATCGGCCAAGGGCTACCGCCGGGCAGCCGTCCAGGCCCGCCAATACGCCGAGTCCGTCGGGATGGCGATCGAGTTCCGGTGAAGCTCGACATCGGCGCCGGGCCCGTCCCCCACGCGCCGGACTTCCGCACGGTCGACCTCTACTACCCGGCCGACATTTGCGCCCCGATGTGGGAGCTGCCCCTGCCGGACGCATCCGTCGACGTCATCTGGTCGGCGCACGCCCTCGAACACGTCGCGGGCTCGATGGTCCTTCCGACGCTCCGCGAGTGGCGCCGCGTCCTGAGTCCGACCGGCTACGCCGAGATCCTGGTGCCCGACCTCGACTACGTCGCGCGCTACTGGCTTGAGCATCCCGGCACGCCGCGAGCGCTCGACATCATGTTCGGCAACCAGACCAACGAGGGCCAGTTCCACAAGACGGGCTGGAACCGCGGGAGCCTGCGGGCGGCGCTCACCGAGGCCGGGTTCACGGTCGGGAAGATCGACATCATCCGCAGCCACGGGCAGGACACGATCAGGGCCGTCGCCAGGCGTTGACGCACGGGTGTAGCATGTCCCCAATCGAATAGAGCGGTACGCGCCCCATCGCGGGCCTTCACCGCACCAGACGTGGCCTCCGCGCATGTGCCCACAAGCGCACTTGCTAGGAGGTCTTCGTTATGCCCGATGAAACTGTCCAGCCGGAATGGCGGAGCGTCGACGTCGATGCCGCCATCGAGGTCCGCGACATCACGAAGCGCGAGCTTGACGTTCGCCTCGTGCCGTGGAACGTCCCGATCGATACCCTCCAGGGCCGGGAAGAGTTTTCCCCCGGCGCTTTCGCCGGCACCGACCCGTCATCCGTGTTCCTCATGGGCATGGATCACGAGGCCCATCTCGGCCTCGGGCAGGACGGCCGGGCCGTCCTCACCCGTCGTCCCGTTGGCAAGGCGCTCCGCATCGACGACCGCGCCGACGCGGGCTATGCCACGTTCCGCGTCGCCA